CTACTCCTCGACCGCCCGGATGGCGCGCCAGGACACGGGCATCAGCAATGGGCCGACGCCGTCAAGGGTGACGGCCATGCCCCAATCGGGGTTGCGCTCGATGCCTGTCACCACGCCGACCAGAGAATACTTGCCCTCCTGGACGAGCTTCTGGCCGACGAAGAGCTCCACGGGTCCGCGCGTGGGTGCCCAGCCGGGCACTGAATAGTTCACCCAGCCATCGACGGGATGGAAGCTGTGCACTACCACGTCGAGGCGTGCCCGGCTGCCGATGTCCAGCGTCTTGCCGCCTACGTTGAGGACCATCAGCCGCACGTCCATGAAGTGGAAATCCGGGTCGATATGGCCGAACCGCTTGACGAAAGCGCCCTGCGCGGCCTCCCAGCTCTCTCGATCCAGCTCGCGGTCGCCCTCAATGCTGGGGCCAGCGCCCGAGGCGGCGTCCCGGTAGGCATAGTAGTGGTCCGAGAGGTCCCAGAGCTCCATGGTCATCATCTCGGCGATGCGGTGCCTGCGGTGTTCGGCCAGCATGACCAGGTGCGGATCGGGTGGCGGCGGAGGTGGCGGCGGCGGCGGTTTCACCCAGCCCTCGGTCTTTTCGAGATGAAGCCACCAGGCCTCGGTCGCCGCGTCGGCCGAGCCTTGCTTGCTGGAGGTTCCGTTGCTGATGAAGTGGAAGCGCCCTTTCCAGGAGATGCCGTAAGGCCAGCACGCGCCATCTTTGGGACGGGTCATCTGCCAGGGGCCGACCCAGGCGAACTGGTCCCCGTTCTCCTCCCCGTTCGGGTAGGCGACGAAGGCACCGGTCTCATATTTCGAGCGCTGCCAGGGCAGCCGGGGCATGTTCGAATTTTTCGGCATGATCGGGATCATACCGCGCCGGGAACGGAAGAAGAACAAGGCGAAATGATCTAAGCGCGCGGCGAACCCAATTGACGGAAAACTTCGTCGAGAGTCGTCCTAGGCTTGGGCGCGATGCTCTTCGCGCGCCGCGCTCCAGACCTCCCTTGCGGCGTCCGCGTTCATTACGGCAATGCCGAGCCCCACAACTACGTCCGGCCAGATCGAGGGATAGACCACCGTAATGAGCCCGGCCGCGATGATGGCGACGTTGGCCAGTGCGTCGTTACGCGCCGAGAGAAATGCCGCCTTGGTGAGGCTGCCTTTATGGTGGCGGTACCGAGCGAGGATGAAGGCGCAAGTCACGTTCACCGCCAGCGCCCCGAGACCCGTCAAGGACAGCGCGAAGGGCTCGGGCGGCACCGGGTTGGTGAACTTGCCCCAAAGCGCCCAGAGGAAGGCCAAGGCTGGGATAAGCAGGATGGCGGCCAGCGCCATTCCTACCTTTGCCCGGGTGGCCAGCGCCCACCCCATCGCGACCGCGATGAGCAGGTTGACGGATGTGTCCTCCAGGAAGTCGACGCTATCGGCCAGGAGGGAAACCGAGCCGATCCTGAGGGCCACGACGAACTCGACGAAAAAATAGGCCAGGTTGAGCAGCGCAACGATTACCACCGCGCGCCTGAGGCCGTCCGGCATCTGTTCGGTCATGGATATTCCGCCCCCTTGAGCACCGCCACACTAGCCCTGTCCACGTTGCTAAGCCAGAGGTTGGGACGGTCCGTCGCATCGGCATTTTTCACGATAGAGGCGGCCATTGAAAAGTGCCTTGCTAGAGGCGTTTGGGAGGCACACACCAAAAATGATGTTATTTCAGAACACCTTTGACACATCACCATTCGCATTGCTTACCAACCGCGAACTCGAAGTGCTCCACCTGACGGCCGAAGGACGGGACTTAGTTGAGGTAAGCAACGTCCTTCTCATCAGCCCGGCGGCGGTCTCGCGGCACCGCTCCAATATCTGTCGCAAGCTCGGCGCACGAACGATCCTGGAAGCTGCAAAATTCGTCTGGGAGACGCGATATTCCCCCCAGATCACCAATGCCCGCTTTCAGTTTGAGCACGTGCTGCCGACGCTCGTAGGCGCCTTCATCGTCTCGCCCGTCATACGAGAGGATGATTGGTTTGGGCTGCTCATGCGCCTGCGCAACGGGGAGACCTGGACGATGTGGATCGACTCTGACCCGAGCGGGGAGCAAGGCGGTTGGGTCCGCATGGCTCCTCGGGATAAATCCCAATAGATCGGGCTGCCCCTCGGGGCTACCAATAGACCTGCCGGGGTAACTCCCCCCGGCAAGTGCATACCTCAAAACCAAACCTCCGGTCGCAGGCGGGCGAGAGTACCCCCACCGTTACTCGAAATCCGCCTGCGACCACTCTCTCTCACCCCTCAGCCAAAGGCAGCGCGCAGAGTGCGCCACGCATACGCAGCTTCCAGAGGGACCACCCCGTTACCGGCCGCATGGGATCGCTCCACCCGATAGGCCAGCCCATCATCCAGTCCAAAAAGTTCGGGTTGCAGGTCCATTCGCCGGGTAAGGACCTCGTTCCAGCGCGCAAGCTCAAATGGAGCGGGCGGGAAAAGCGGTAGCTCCCAAAGTCCCGGACCGGCATGCCCAGCGCCTGGGCCAGCACCATCATCTGGGTCCATAGGCGCGAAGCCGTCGCCAGCGAGACCTGCTTGCCGGTCTGGTCCGTCGCCACGCGGAAGCGCAGCCCCTTGGTCGAGAACTCCAGCTCCGTCCGATTCCCGCCCGCCACCGCGGTCGGCGTGGGCCAGAATGAAGATGCGGCGCCGTAGGTGGGATGCACCGACTTCAAGCGCCGAAAAGAGGCCTGCTTTAGCCTCGTAGCCCATTCCCCGAAGGTCCTTGAGGACTTCGGGCAGTCCCAGATTGAGGTGGCCTTCCACGTTCTCGCAGAAGAGCCATTCGGCCTCCGTCTCGCGCGCGATCCGGGCGACTTCGGGCCAGAGGTGGCGCGGATCGTCGGCGCCAAGCTTGAGCCCGGCCGAGGAGAAGGGCTGGCAGGGATAGCCGGCAGCGATGAGCGAAACCTTGCCGCGCCAAGGGCGGCCGTCGAAGGTTCTAAGGTCACTCCAGACAGGAGCCTCATCCAGGGCCTGGTCTGCCATCCGGGCCACGAGAGTGGCCGCTGCTCCAGCTTCCCGCTCGACAAAACAAACAGTTCGGTATCCGGGCTCGGCGAGCTGCAGGCCGAGCTCGAGCCCACCGACGCCGGCGCAGAGGGAAATGCCGGCGAGACTAGCGCCGGGGGTTGCGGAAGAAAGGTCTTGGGGATGTAGAGCCACACGCGTCGGGTCCTCTGTCGGGACGCTCGCGGCGTTCGGCGGACCTCTCGGGCCTCAAATGATGGAGTTTGCCGCATCGGCGGCACTTGATTTCGATCTCGCCTGAGACCAGCGGCGTCATGCGCAACAGCAAAGCACCGCACCGGCAACGTACCTCGTCCATAGGGTTTCAACAACGATCCTGTGTCACCCTCCTGGAGCCTCGGCCGAGGTGGCGGGTGAAGTGGTCGCTTGGCTGCTTTGGGGGTCAAGGTCGCCAAACTAAGTCCCCCAGCTCCGGGGCGCTCACCGCGCCCTGTGGGCCGCCCGTCCTCGACGGACGGCCCGGGTCGATCAGGCCGCAACCAGCGCGCGGGCGTGGGTTGTCACGGCGTCGAAGACGCGCCGGCCGAGATAGTCGTGGCCGGCCTGGGCTGGGTGAATGTTGTCGGTGCCGATATAGACGTTCGAATTGCCCGTGCCGCTGGTGGCTCCGATGCGGCCGGCGATCTGCTGCCAGTTCTCGGCCAGGGTATCGACGTAGAAGAGCCGCTTGCTCGCCACGGCATCGGTCTGGGCGGCTGCGGCCAGGCGCACCGCGTCAAAGATCGTCGAGGGCGGATTGGTGCCCGGTGCGCGCCACGGCCCGATAACCGTCACCGGCGCCTCGGGATTGTCCGCCAGGAGCTTGGCAAAGAACAGCTCGGCCTCGGCCTGGACGGCCGAAGGCGTCTGGCCGGTATCGGCGATGCCGAGGGCGACCACGATCCAGTCGGGCGCGTAGGCCGTCACGTCCGTATCGAGCTTCTGGCGGGCGGTGAGGCCCGATTGCGTGCCCGTCGAGAGGAAACCCAGGCTGCCCTCGCCCTGGGCCCAGATATCGGCGATGCCGAGGCGCTGGCCGAGCTGGCGGGAATAGCCGCTCACGTTGTAGGTCGCGCCCAGGCCTTCAGTGTAGGAATCGCCGATGACGACCACGCGCGGCGAGCTCGGCGCCGCTTTCCACACGTTGTAGTTCGGCTCGATCGTCAGGCCCCCAAACCGGATATTCTGGTCGATCTCGATTTCGAGCAGGCGCGGCTTGGCGCTGCCCAGGTCGACGATGAGCCGGCGATAGGTCGCGTCCCCGGTGAGGAGCGCGGACGGGTCCGCCTCGGTGACCTGCCCGTCGACCCAGAGGCGGAAGGCCTTGCCCGAGGTCGCCATGCCCATCAGGTGCCAGTCGAGATAGCGCCCGCCATAGCCGAACGAAATGCGCATCGTGCCGCCGAGATAGGCGCCGGCCGCGCGGCGAACGCCGCCCGGGTAGTAGAGCGGGTAACCGTTGACCCAGCCATTCCAGGGCGTGCCGCCGCTCGGCGCCACCGACCGCGGATAGGCGCAGGTGAACGTCAGCGCTGCGTCGTCCGTCCGTACGAGGACGCCCCCCGAAATGGTGGTCGCGGCCTGGCTGGCGCTGAGGGTGACGGTGGGCGGGGAGCCCATGACCGTGGGCAGGCCGCCGGTGCGAGCGCGGTTGAGGAGCTGGAGCGCCTTGAAGCCCAGCGAATGGTTGAGGCTGTCGGCGACGGCCTCGTTGCCCATCGGCACGGTCAGGGCGGAGAGCCCCACAAAGAAATCATCGAAATTCATGCTGTCTTGATCCAAGCGGAAATGGTGGCCAGGCGCTCGCCCGACCAGGTGAAGGTCTTGACCCAGGTGTGGGCCCCGTCGGTGAAGGTGATGGTCTTGAGCTTGCCCGTCCCGTAGTAGTCGAACGTCTGCGGGTAGCTGCCGGGGCTGACGATCGTCCCGGTATTGTCGCGGACCTGGCCGGCGGCCAGGGTGGCGTCCAGGGCCAAGGGCCCAAAAGCGTTGCGTAGGGTCATTCTCCGTCCTCGAACCAGAAGGTGAAGCCGTCGCCCTCGATGTCGGTCTGGACCCAGAGGAAGGGTCCGGCCGCGTCGGGCTCGGCGGGTTGCACGAAAACGCGCTGCGCCTGGAGGGCCAGCCAATCGGCCTCGGTGCCCCCAAAGCCGTTGCGCTGCGCGATCTCGAAAGCGGAAAGCCCGCGCTGGGGGCGGACGTTGATGGTCACGGCCATGTCAGGAACTCCGGGTGATCGGCAGGACTGCGGGGACATCGAGCGTCACTGGCAGCAGCTCGGCCGGGCTGGTGTTGGTGCGGGCGAAGTCGAGGCGGATGCGAGTGGCCAGCCAGTCGGCGCTCATGGCGCCCGGGACCCGGAGGGCGAGCGTCCGGACATCGAGGACGGCCAGCGTGCCGGCGGCCGTGGTGAGCTCACCCAGCGGCGCCTCGTCGGTGGGGATGCGCCGGATTTCCGAGCGCAGCACGTCGCCGGGCGCAAAGGTCGGCTCGTCAAAGACCAACTCGACGGACCAGTCATAGCCTTTGACGAGGTCAGGCACCTCGGCCAGGAACTCGGTCGCCATCACAGCACCGCCCATTCGAGCGTCGAGCCGGCGCGGACGGCGCAGGCGTTGGCATTGGCCGCGTTCTGCGCCCACTGGAAAGCGAAGGTGCCGGCGTTTGCGCCGTTCTCGACCACGATGTCCATGGTGAGAAACCCGTGGGCCGTGGCGTTGCCAGCGATGGCGGTGGACGCCGTATAGACATCGTCGCCGGCAATGGTCTCGGTGGTGCCGCCCGGGGCGCGCACCCGGCGCTCGGCCTGGACGCGCGTGGGGCTGGCCGGGCCGACCAGGGCGAACTTGAGGCCAGGCGTCGCCGGCGCCGTGAAGAAGACTTTTAGCCTGATAGCGTAGGTCTCGCCGGCCGCCATCGCGAACTGCAAATCCGGATCGCTGGCCAGCGTCGCGTCATTCGTCCTGGACGTGGCGGCAGCCTTGACCTTGCGTCCAGACGAAGTGCCCAGGGTCGCCCAGAGGCTGCCGGTCCAATAGACCTGCAGGCCGCCCTCGGCTGCGATCGTCGCCACCATGCCGACCGAAGGCAGCACCCGGCGCCAGCTTCCATCGATCATCAGGGCGAGGTCGCCGGCCGAGTAGCCGGCCCAGCCGCCGGTACCGGCGCCGCCCAGGATATAGACCGCGCCATCGCTCGCCGCCGGCGCGGCGGTCAGCGATCGGTCGAGAACCGGGATGACGCCGACCAGGAGGTCCAGCATCGTGATGGCCTCGTTGTGGGTCACGTGCTTTTGGGCCTGGCTGGCGGACATCAGCGGCAGCTTGAGGCGGACGGTCTCAGCCATCGACGCCTCCCCTTCGAAGGGTCATCGAACCCATATCAAGGCCTCCTCGAAAATGCCGGCGCCCCAGGTCGCCGAGACCTGGGCAACGCGTGCGGTAAAGCTCCATTGCGCGGAGCCGAAATCGGCCACCTGCTGGGCGGCGGTGTAGAGCTGGCTGGGGCTGGTCGGGATGAAGGTCCGTTTGACGGTCCCGCCCGGGCCCGAGAGGATTTGCACCTCGTAGGCTTCGCTGGCTTCGCCCAGCGGCACCTCCGTCTGGTCCCAACTGTCCCCGCCCAGGCGCGTGCGGCGCACCCAGGACAGCGTCCAATCCCCGTTCCCGCTATTGCGCCGACCGCGGACCTGGCACGGCGCGAGCGGCCGCCGCCCCTTGCCGGCGATGGTGCGGAGCTGGGTGGCATAATCGGGCGAGCCGATATCCTGGCTGGCGGGGCCGACGCGCCAATAGAGCGACAATCCGGCGAGGTCGGCCGGCAGGCCCGTCGAGCTCACCGACCCGTCCACGGCCAGCACCCGGGCGCCGGCGGCGACGGGCGCGCGCATGGCGTGCTCGGTGCCGCGCTGACCGCGCAATAGTCCGCGAAGGACATATTGGCGCTCCCCGATCAGCTCGGCCGAGGTGAACTGCAGGAGCTCCCATTCGCCGTCTTCGTTCTCGACCAGGAGCGGGTTGGCGCCGTTGAGCACGGCGCTTTCCTCGGCCGAGGAGAACGTGCCGGCGAGCAGCGTCACGTGGCAGGTGTTGACCTGGTCCCAGCGGCCGGTCGGGCCGGACCAGAAGTCATAAAGCAGCTCGCCCACTCGGGCGCCCTGGGTCAGGAGGGTATCGAGCGCAAATCCCGAATCCGTCTCGGACCGGAAGACGGCCAGGCCCTGGCCCCAGGGCTTGGCGATGCCGGCGACGTATCCGGCATGCGGCGGGTCATCGTCGGTGAGCAAGGGACCGTCGACGAAGACCGGCACGGAAGCGAGCAGCACCGGGAGTGGCGCCGGCGGCTGCGGCTCGGGCGTGGTGCCGGCACCGCCGGTGAGGGTTTCGACGGCGAAGGCCTCGACCGACCGCGCCTCGGCCGCGCCGATGGTCGAAAGGCGAAGCTGCAAGCCCACCGGGGCCAGCTCCACCACGTCGCCCGGATCGAGCGCGAAGCTGGAAGGTGGCAGGCTGAAAGAAGCACGCTCGCGGCCGACCCAGGCGGCGCGCAGCTCGTCCTCGGCGATCTGGCGGGCGCGCCCGCTGGGCATGGTCACCGGCGGGGTCGAGGTCAGGACCTTGCGGCTGATCGTCGTCGCTCGGCGGGCCTCGGCCTGGCCTGCCTGGTCCTCGCGCGCCCAATCGCCATAGCGGACCTTGACCGCCACCGGCAGCTCGGTTTCCTGCCCACGGGTGAGCCGGTAAGCCGCCCCGCCATTGTCGGCCGCCACGAGGTCGCCCGTGTCGATCGTGCGCACCGGGCGCCGCCCCGGCCGGGCGATGAACTTGATGAGCCCGTCGCTCTCGACGGCATCGAACTGATAGACGCCCATCAGCGCTTCGAGGACCGAACGGGCCGAAGTCACGTCGCCGATGGTGATGCCGTCCACGGTGCCGGGCAGCGGCTCGATGAGGCGCTGGGTGAACCCCACGCCATCGAGCAGCCAGGCCAGCCCCTCGCGACCTGGCACCGAACCCATGCGGGTGGAAATCCAGTGGCCGGTCTCGAAGTTCGCCCAGTCGCCCCAGCGGTCATCGAGCGGAAAGCTCGGCGTCGGCCGCACGTCCCAGCACCAGACATTGGACCGGGAAAGGTCGAGCATCCGCCCGCCATAGATGCTCGAAACCGGGTTGTTGGCCGGGTCGGCGTAAAAGCCCAGCATCGCCTCAAGATAGGCCCGCTGCATCTGGTCGTCGCGCTGGCCGGTCGAGAAGTGCGGCAAGGCGTTCTCGGAGCTCTTGGGGTCCGGAAAGACGTTGGGCTGGTTGGAGCCCTTGTCGACGGCCGGGCAGCCGAGCTCGATGAAGCGGATAGGCTTGGACTGCGGCACCCAGCTCGTCGCCGTGCCCGCCTCGACGCCGGCGGGCCGGTTGTAGTGGGCGTTCTCCCACCATTCGCGGATGGCCTTCTGGGCGAAGACCCAAGGCTTGCCATAGGCGCCATCGGTGATCGGCGAGCGCACCTGGGCGGCGCGGTCGGCATCGCTCGCATAGTACCAGTCGAAGTCCTGGCCGCCCCGGACATTCCCCCGCAAGTAGATCTGGTCATAGATCGAGGTCGGCCCGTTCACCGGGTCATAGTCGAGGTGCCCTGGTTCGTCCCGCCAGTCCGAAAGCGGGAGGTAATTGTCCAGCCCCACGAAGTCGATGGCGGCATGGCTCCAGAGGCCATCGAGCGGGAAGTAGAGGTCGTTCGAGCCATCGGCCGGCCGGTGCGAATTGTATTCGCTCCAGTCGGCCGCGTAGCCCAGCCTGACGCCGGCGCCGACGATCGAGCGGACATCGGCGGCCAGCGTCTTGAGGCCTTCAACGAAAGGATAGATGGCGGCGGCCGAGCGGAGCTGGGTCAGCCCGATCATTTCCGAGCCGATCAGCAGGCTATCGACGGCGCCCGAGGCGCGCGCCAGGTGCGCATAGTGCAGGATGAAGCGGCGATAGCTCCACTCGGCCGGGCCCGAATAGACAACGCCGGTACCGGTCGACGTGAAGTCCCCGGGCGCGGCGCTTCCGAGGAACGCGTTGACGGAAGTGGCCGCGGCCGCACTCTTGTCCGGCGAGCCCGGCAGGCCCGGTGCCGGATAGCAGGTGATGCGTCCGCGCCAGGGGTAAGTCGGCTGGCTCGATGCGCCCGAATACGGGTCGGGCTTCGTGTTTCCCGCCGGCACGTCCATCATCAGGAACGGCAGGAGCGTCACCTTGAGGCCGCGGCGCTTCAAGTCGGCAAGGCAGCGCAAAAGGCTGGCATCGCTCGGGGTGCCGCCATAGGCCGCCGAGCCGTTGACATACGAAACCACCTTAGCGCCGGCGCGGCCGGTGGAGCTCACCAGCCAAGAATGCGGCGTCGTGGTCTTGCCGCCGGCATCGACGCAGGGCTGGACCGTACAGTTCCCCACCCGCAAGTCGTCGCCGTACCAGGGCACCACCAGGAGCACGTTGCCGACCGAAGGCATGAGCCGCTGCAGGCGGTCCATCGCTTCCGTCCAGTCGCTGGCGGCGATGAGCGTATGCCGGTTCTCGGCCACGTTGCCGCCGGGCTTGACCTGGTCGACGCGCTCGGGATCGAAACCGAACTCATTGCCCGGCAGGAGCGCCACGCCCTGGATGGTCTTTTCGGCGTCTCCCACCGGCCGGAACACCTCGAAAGTCATCTGCGGCAGGCGGTTGCCCCAATTGGCCAGGGGCAGGCCTTCGAAGACGACATAGGCAAGGCCGCGATAGGCCGGAGCCGCGCCTTCCTTGGCCGCGATGAGCGGGTCCGGCATCTGCGTATCGGTGCCGCGATAGACCCGGAAACTGGTCTGGGTCTGGTCGATTTCCTTGCCGTCCGCCCAGACGCGGCCGATGCCGGCGATCGGCCCTTCGCAAAGCCCCACGGCGAAGTTGCCGTAATAGCTGTATTCGATGGTGACGGGCCCCGACGGCATGCCCTTGCCGCCGGTGCGCGTGGTGCGCTCCTCGAAGCGCGTCGCCCAGAACACCTGACCGGGGATTCGCACGCGGCCGGCCAGGCGCGTGATGCCGGTGCCCTCGGTCGAAGTCTGGATATCGGTGGTGGTGAGGCGCGGCCCGTGCTGGGGCGGCGTCATGGCGTTGACGATGGCCTGGTCCACATAGGCGCCGGCGACGGCGCCTATGGCCCGGCCGATGAGCGCGCCGAACGGCCCACCGAGCGCGCCGCCCAAGACCTGGCCGCCGATCCCGAGGAGAACGGTGGCCATCTATGCCTCCTCCACCGGGAACGAGAAGGCCGCGGCCAGCTTATCGCGCCAGCTCTCCAGGTAGCTTTCGTGAACGCCGCCGGCGGCGTCATAGGCGTGGACGATCGAGCCGCCATCGGCATAGGGACCGGCGACGAGGATGGCGCAATGCTTCGCCGGCAGGTGCGGACGCCAGCGGAACAGCAGCACGTCGCCCGGGGCGATGTCGCGGAGGTCCCGTTCGATGAAGTGCCGGCGGCCCGCATTGAGCAACGGTTCGCGGCGGTTGGTCTCGCCCCAATCGGGCGAATAGGCCGGCACGGTTTCGGGCTCGGGGCCGATGACGTTGCGCCAGACGCCGCGGACGAGGCCCAGGCAATCGCAGCCCAGGCCCTTGGCGCTGGCCTGGTGCCGGTAAGGCGTCCCGATCCAGGAGCGCGCTTCGATGACGATGCGTTCGGAAAGGATCAATTGAAGAAACTCCCGCCGTCGTTCTGGGCATCCTTCTTGCTGACCGACAGCACGAAGTCGTTGCCCGGGATGTGAGGGAAGCCCCGGAAATTGAGGCCGTTGGCAAACTTGGCGCGGCACATGGTCCAGGTGTTTTCGCACCCGGCGGTGATGGTGAAGGTGTCCCCGACCGCGACCGGCGCGCCGGCCGACTGCCAGAGCGTGAGCTTGGCGACGCCGCCGGCCAGCATGTGACGATCGACCTCGGCGCGGACGCCCGCATTGGCCCCGCTCGCCCAGGCGAGGACGCCGCGCGAGAACCAGCCGGCGGCGAATCCCCCGAGGCCGGACGCGGCGATGAAGCGCGAGCCGGCGCTTTCGATCACGGCGCCGGTGCCCTTGAAGGCGGGCGCGTTGAGGTTCACCCCGCAACGACCATCGCCCACGATGGCGTCGCACTGGCGCTGATAGGTGCGGCCGGTCTCCTGGTTGAGGTGATGGGCGAGCCCGCGCACTTCGGTGACGAAGCCGAGCGGACCGCGGCCGAGCTCGCCCAGGATCCCGGACCGCTCGATGGCGCGGTTGGCCACGTCCGTCCAGTCGACGAGATAGACCGTGACCTTGGCGGCATCCCAAAGGCCGAGGGCGATATCGTCCTCGGTGATGGCGGCCGAGCTCAAGACGCCGGTGGCTTCCTGCGTATCGACGGCCAGGCCGAGGCGGGTTTCGCTCTCGGCCGCGGTGAAGCCGCTTTCGGGCTCGTAGGAAAGCCCGCCGAAGGTCAAGGGCTGGTCATGGTTGGTGAAGCCGAAGACTGCCCCGTTCTGGCGCTCGACCCGCCAGCAGCGGCAAAGCGTGGTCACCCCGGAGGCGAGCATGGCGGCAAGTCCGGCCGGAACCGTCTTCATCGGGGCAGCTCCTTCAAGGCGATGGAGGGAATGTGCTCGATGAGGCCTTCGGTGACGGTCTGGTCCAGCGCGCAATCGAAGCGCACGGGCACGTGGAACTCGCCGCCCCAGGTGACCGCCTCGCCCCCGAGCGGCGCCGTGTCGAAGGTCACGAGGCCGGTGGCGGCGTCGAGCGTCCAGGCATTGGTCGAAATGCCGTCGATCGCCACGAGGATGGTCGAGGCGTCCGGCTTGCGGATAGGCCGGTCGAAGACGTGCCCGGCAAAGGCGTAGCGCTTGGAGAGCTGGAACGTCACCTGGACGCCGTCGCCGGTCCCCAGCGCCTGGTCGTTGGCGGTCGGCACCTGGTTGGAAGGACCGGAGCGATAATCGCTCCAGTCGCGCATGCGGAAGCCGGTCAGCCGTCCCCTGCAGGCGTAGTAGAGCGAGAGGATTTCGTGGATTTCGTGCTTGAACCGCACCCCGTATTTGGCCTCGTAGCGGCGCAGCGGCTGGGCGATTGTGGTGTTGCGCTCCTCGGCGCCGGACGATAGCTCGACGATCTCGGCCGGCCAGTCCGGGCCGCCGAAAGAACCGCGCGAGACGTGCAGCGGAAACACCACGTCATCAAAGAACGGCTGGGCCATCAGCTATGCCTCCCGGTGCTGCGCGCCAGCCGGGCCGCGCCGCGGGCGGCGGTCGAGGGCGACTGCGCGAAGCTCCGCGGGCTGGGCGTGGACACATAGAAGTTGTTGATCGTCTGGCCGCCCAGGCTCGCGCCGCGCGGAATGACCCGCTCGCCGCGCTGCAGGACCGCCGGAAACTCGTCCTCGGCGAAGAGGCCGTTGTGGAAGCGCGGGGCGTTGAGGAACGCCGCCGTCGGCACCTGGCGCATGATCGCGGCGCCGCCGACCTCGCCGCCGGTATGCATGACTCCGGCGCTGACGCCGCCGAAGAGGCCGCCCAGCAGGCCGCCGCCCGAGCTGCCGCCGAAAATCGCGTCCTCGACGGCGCCCAGGGCCTTGCCGAGAAAGCGCTGGCTCACGGACGAGAGCACGCCGCCGAAGACCTCCAGCGGGCTCTTGAGTTGCAAGAACATGTTGGCCGCCTCGGTGATCGCGCCCTTGAGCGTTCCCAGGCTCCCCAGCAGCTCATTGACCTGGCCGAAGCCGCCGCCGGCGGTCGAATACGGCGTGCCGCCGCCGAAGCCGCCCGAGGCGAAACCGGGCATGCCGCGGTTGATGGCTTCCAGCAGCGGCCGGTTGCGTTCGGTGGCCACGGCGTTGACGACGAACTCCCGGCCGTGGACAACGCCGGCAACGGCGCCGGCATCCATGTCGCCGGTGTAGCCGCCGGCCGCGAAGCCGCCACCGCCGCCCGTGCCGCCGGCGCCCGGGCCGGGAACGCTGATGACGCCCACCCCGCCGCCGAGGTTGAGGTTGGTGAACTCGCGCGCCATCGGCAGGACAATGGCGAGCTGGTCGCCAATGGCCTTGTACTTGTCCACCGTGCCGCCGAGCGCGGTTACCGAGGCCTCCGCGTCCCCCTTGAGGCCTTCGTAGACGTCGCTGGTGCGTTTGAGCTCTTCCTGGACCTTGGCCAGGGCATCAACGTCCGCCAGGAGCTTTTCGGCAATGGCACGGCCCGTCTCGTCGCTGGCCGGCAAGGCGGCACCGATCGCGGCGATTTCGTTCTTGAACTTGATGGCGTCGGCCGTGCCGTCGCGCAGCTCCTCGCGGAAGGCGCGCACCGGGGCCTCGAAGGCGGTGCCGTAGATCGCCGATCCCTGATCGATACCGATGCCCGAACCCCGGGAGAACGGATTGACCATGAAGCCGAGCTGGTCGAACAGGTCGCCCGAAAGGACTTCCGACTGGGTTCGCTGGTCGGCGTCGCGGAGCTTGCCGAGCGTCTGCTGGGCCTGGAAGGCCAAATACTGGCGGGAATTGTTGCCATAGCTCGACGCCGCGCCGTTGGCCTCGGCATAGGCCGCCTTCACGTCGCGGATGAGGTCGGCCTGATTTCTCAAGGCCGCCTCGATGTCCTGTCCGGACGAGACGATGCTGGATGCCATCGCGACGGCCGCTTCGCCGATCGCGCCCATAACCACCGTCAGGCCCGCGGTCACGAAGCCGCCCGCGATGCCGCCGATGGCGCCCAGCGCCAGCGTCTTCAAAGAGTCGAACTTGCCGCCGGATACCGACGCGCTTTCCCCTATGCCGCCGACCTTCGAGCCGGCATCCTCGGCATTGCGGCTGATCTGACCGATACCCTCCGACATGCTGCCAAGCGGCTCGCTCGCCCTGGTCGCGGCGTCCTTGACCTTCTCGATGCCGCCGGCGGTATCCTCCAGGACCTTCTTGGCCCCGTCCTGGTTGCCATCGATGACGAGCGCGAGCCTCAAAGCCATGCGTCGGTCTCCCCGTTGAGCGCGGCGCGCGCGGCGAGCTCCATTACGGAAAGGTCGGCCCAGATGCGCGGCGTGACGGCTATCTCCAGCTTGTCCAGGGCCACGCCGGCGCCGGCATAGTCGAGCCCGACCCAGTACGTCCGGAAGCCGCCTTCGACGGGTTCAAGCGCCGTGCGCCACTGGCTGGCGACGGCGAGGAAGGCGTTGACGGCCGGGACGTTGACGGCCCAGACGGCGAAGTCCACCGCCGCGACGCCCAGCTCCTCGAGGAGACCGGCAATGGCCTCCTCGTCGAAGCCCCAGCGGCGGGCGTCGGCCAGCGCTTCGGGTTCTTTCTGCCGATCGGCGGCGAGCGTGCCGGCCGCCCAGGCGCGCGCCGCCGCCATCAGTTTCCCCGGGATGCCTTGGTGATGCCTTCCAGGTACGCCCGGACTGCCGCCACCCGGATATAGGGCATGCCGAAAAGGCGGTCGCGCAGCGCGTCGCTATCGGCGATCTCGTTGCCGTTCGCGTCCACGACATCGCTCACCCCGAGCGTGGCCCTCTTGAGGAAGGCCAGGCACTGGGCGGGCTGTTCCAGGTCGAACTTTTCGAAGGTCGGGATATCGAGAGCCACGAACGTCGCCTGGAAGTCGGCGGTCTCCCCGTCCGGGTCGGTGACTTCCACCGGAACGGTGAAGGTCGGGGTCTTGTCGATGTTGTAGGCCATGACGCGTTGGCTCCGGTTTGTCAGGTGAGCGTGAGGGTCCACTGGTCGTTGCCCGAGACGGGCTGGGGGACGAATTCCAGCGGCCATTCGAGGATGTTCTGGTTCTGCGAGAAGCTGGCGAGGCGCTTCTGCTGGGCGGCCGGGACCGAGAGCTGCCAGATGTTGCCGGCGACCGTCCCGTGCTTGAGCACGATCGGAACCGAAGTCTGCTGGTCGGCGATCGTGTAGGGGTCGTAGGTCGTGAGCGGGGTCGCCTCGACGGTGGTTTGCACCAGCTCGGCGCGGTCGGGGATGATGATGGACTCGCTGCCCACCAGCAGGCGCGGTTCGACCGCATTGCCCAGGTTCATCGAGAACGAGCGCATAACGAGGGCCACAGCATTGACCGTGAAGACGTTGTTGGCCGTGGTGACGACGCGCGGTTTCTTGAAGGCGGTGAGGTCCGGGGTCGGCCGGGCCGTCTCGCTGGGCGTCGAGAAGAGCCCGAGGATATCGAACTCGAAATACGGGATGCCCTGGGCGTTGGCCCGGATCGTACCCGTTCCCCGGCAACCCTTCATCACGTGGCGGGTGCCGCCGATCCAGAAATGGATGGTGGCCGACTCCATGTTGTCGCTGATCGGCGCGAAGACCACGGATGTGCCGGCGGTGACCACGGCGCCGACCCCGCAGATGCGCAGGATCGGCCCCCAGGCGGGCGCGGTGCCGGCGGTACCCGAGGGCGCCAGCTCGATGCGGCCGCGCAGCCGCACGCGCAGGCCCGTGGGGATCATCGCCTGGGCGGCGAGCCAGGGAAATTCGAGGTCACGGGTGACGTCGTCGCCTTCCATCGGCACCAGGCTAACGCCCACGGCCAGGATGGCGTTGGCCGAGCCGGTCGGGGCAGCATCGACGCCATAGGTGGTCTCGATCTTGGCCAGGAAGATTTTGGACTTCCACTTGATCGGCGCGGGCATCTAGGCCTCCTTCGAAGGCGTTTCGAGAGGGGTTTGGGGCGGCGTCACTTCGCCGAAATTGTCGGTCCCCTCGATGCGACGGACCGAACCGTCCGGCAGGCGCTCATAGACGCCGCCGGCGGGCGGCAGGACGGGTGCGGGAAAGTCGTCGCGGATCTGCGACGGGTTTTTGGGGCGGCTCATGGAAAGACCCTCAGTTGCCAGGGACAGGCGAATTCGAGCTGGAAGAAGATGGCGCCGGCGGTGACGCGCGCGATCTGGCCGCGCAGCAGCCGGAAGACGCCGATGACGGGATAGGTCACGTCCTCCTCGTCCTCGGGGGCCCAGCCGGCGACGGCCTCGACGATTTCGAGGACGAGCTTGTCGAGGTCCGGGAGCTGGCGGCCGCCGGTCACGTCGCCGGGGCTGCGCAGGTGCAGGACGATCGCCACCACCTCGTCCACTTCCTGGGTGAAAGCACCGGCGCCACTCTCGCCGCCGCCCGCGCGCAGCCCTGCCGGTACCACGAAGGCCGACGCCGGCGCCTGGGGCAATGCGCCCTGTTTGAGAAGTTCGGTCAGGTCGGCCGCCGGATGCACCCGGTTTTCCAGCCGGGGCACCCTGGCCATGAGACGTTCGCGCAGCGCGGCCTCAAGCATTGACGCCTCCCGAGGAAGCCGGCGTGCTCTCGTCGGCGCCGCCCACCGGCTCCAGGAGCCATTCGCCGGCGATGTTGAGGATTTCGGTCTCGTCTTCGTCCGAGACGCCGAGGAACGCCCGCGCGGGCATTGTGACCGACGCCTTGGTGACCCAGACGCCCCCGATCTGGAAGTGGAGCCCGGCCGAGGTCTTGGCGGTGATGATGCCGCCCAATTGGTGGATGGCGGCATAAATGACGTTGGTGCCGACCGACACGTCCGTGTCGCTGGCCTCCCAGGTGATCGAACCGCGCAGCGCCGTGCTGTCGGTCAGCGTCTTGCCGCCATCGAGGAGCGCGCGGATGGACTTCGGCCAGGGGTTGCCGTCCGGGTCTTCCTCGTCCTCGAAACGCTGGCCGGTCGACGTGGCCAGCATCCGGCCGAGCTCGTCATAGAGCGGGCGCGGATGGTCGATCCGGTCGACGATGCGGCCGAGGGCCGTCAGGGCTTCGTCGGCGCCCTTGAGCTCCATCGTGAGGCCGGACATCAGATGTAGCCCTTCATGGTCGCGGCCGAGAGCGGGCGTTCGGGCTGGTTGGTGATGACCTCGTTGGCGCCGGTGCCCTCGGGCTCGACGCCGGCGACATCGAGGCGGATTTCGCCCCGCGAGACCAGGAGGAGCTGCTTTAGCGCGTCCTCGTAGTCGCGGCGGATTTTCTCGCTGCTCACGTCCGGATGGAGCTTGTAGGCGGCAACGGCGAGGGCAAGGCTCTCGACCAGGGCGGGAACCGCGTTGAGGGGCAGCCGGTAGCGCGCGGCCAGATAGCCATCGATGAGCGCGCCGGCGTCGGCGATCGCGCGCGCCACGGCGGCCTGGTCGATCTCTCCGGACGCCAGCACGCCGCGGTCGGTGGCAGCGATCAGCATCGCCTCGCCGAACCGGTCGACCATCTGGGCAAGGGTGCAATAGGCCATCGGTCAGGTCCCTGATTTGGTTTGGCCCCGGCGGCAAACGCGTCACTCTTTGACGCCGGGGCCGACCTTCCGCCGTGTGGTTTGGGCTCGGTCGACGGAAGGAATTGGGCAGGCGAGCCGCCCCACCGCTACAGCTCGCCCTTGGAAATCGCGCCTGTCGGTGGGCGCGCTCGGGTATTCGGTCAGGCCGGCCGCACCGAAAGCGCGGGGTCGGCCTTGATGCGCGCGAAGGAGGTTTCGTCGACCTGGACGATGGCGGCGTCGGGCGCCGGCGTCTCGCCCTCGCCGATGACCTCGATGGTGCGGGCCTCGGGCGTGAAATGAAGGCCGGCGCGCCAGCGCCCCGCCTTGGGTCCGCTCACCTGGTAGCGAGCGCCTGCGGCGGGGGCCGGATCGCCCCCGCCGCCCTTCGGGCTCTCGCTCGGGGTGGTATTGATGGTGCCGGTCTCGCCGCCCGCGGCAAGCTTGCCCGCCTCCTCGATCCAGGCCGGCCACTCGGGTGCCTTCATTGCTGGCAACCCCTCGACCTTGCCCAACGCCTCGACCGACGACGCGGCCAAAAGCGCGAAGGTGGAAATGCCGGCTTTGACCAGGTGACCGGCGGTTGCCGTGCCGATGCCCTTGATCTTGGTGAGGTCGTCGAGCTGCTGTGTCATGAGACGCTTCCTTTTCGGGTCTTGCGGCAGGGCTCCGGCTGGAGCCTTCCCGGAAGACCCGCCGACCGCAGGGACAACGGCCGGCGGGATCGCGGAGGAATGGGAGGAGCCCCCGCGATGGGACTCAGGCGAGCCAGGGCACGACGAGCAGTTCGGCCGTGCCTTTCCAGGGGTTGGTTGCCCCGTTCGCGCCGGTGGTGGAGGTGAGGAGATTGCGACCGGCTTCTTCGTTGCTGGGGCCGACGACCAGGAGGTCGGGCTGCACGCCGATCGGGCGGCCATAATCGCCCTTCATGCCGGTCAGCGCAGCGCGGGCGGTCTTGTAGTGGGCGGCATCGATGGTCTGCTTGGAACCCCAGCACCACTGCCAGAAGCCGTAGCCGACCGTCCAACGCCCATCGGCGCCGTAGGCGAATTCGGCGTTCATGAAGACGCGGTGGTCCGAGGGATTATCCTGGGCAACGAACTGGGCTTCCTTGCGCATCTGCAAGAGGACGGGATTGATCGGCTGCTTGGAGTCGATGAGGAACCAGGATTCCCCCGAACCACCGTCCGTATTGGCGACCGTGATTTCCTGCCCGTTGGCATCCAGGACCGGATGATCGGTATCGAAGAAGAACTGCTTGTCGTAGCACTCGGTGGCGAACCCGCCCTTGAGCGCGGCGAAGACCAGCGTGTCCTTGGAGGCTCCGACCGCCTTGCCCATAGCCGAGAAGCGCGGGGCGTAGACGCCCTCCATGTCGTCCTCGATGTCCTTGCGCTTGACGACGATCGTGTCTTCCCAGTCCTCGTTCTCCAGGTAGTAGTTGTAGACCTTGAGCGCGCTGAGCTGGCGGGGGCCGATCCACTTCTTCATGCCCGGCAGGTCGCCCAGCCAGGCGTAGTTGTTGCCGCGACTGACGGAGGGAACCTGGGTCGCCACGCGCGTCCACTGGCTGGGGGCCTGCGCAAGCCCGTTCTGGAAGGCGGTGGAGAACCCGGTGTTAATCGCCGACAGCACGTCCGAATTGACGACTTTCATGGAAATCGCTCCTTAAAGCGCGAAGGGATCAGGTGTTGAGGAAGGCCTGGACCAGCGCCTCGTCGAAACGGACCCAGACCCCGCCGGTGGCGGCGTCCACGTCCTCGACGAAACCGGCGATGGAGCGGGTATTGGTGCCGCTGGTCTTGGCCACCGTTTCGTCATCCACCGCGTAGGCAGGCTTGCCGATATCGGCGATGGTGATGGCGTCGGTCGAAGTCGAGTTCTTGAGGAGGAACCGCCCCGGCCGGTACTCAAGCCGCGTATCGCCGTTGACGGCGCCGCCGACCTTGTGTTCATCCGAACACCCGACGCCGACGAGACCTGTCGCGGTCTGGCCCTTGGTGAGAAACCCGGCGCTGGTGCGCATGACGATCGCGCCGCCGAAGACGGTGACGCCGGCGACGAGCCCGCCGGCAGCGTTCTCGCCTTCTCGGCGGAGAGTGTTGCGGTCCTTGGTGAGGGCCATGGTGTCAGTCCTTCCTTTGGCGGCGCCCGCCGCCCGGTTGCGGTGGGCCTAGAGCTGGACGCCGGAGCGCGCCTGCTCGGCCTGGAGGGTCTTGAGGTAGTCGTCGCGGTTGAGCTGCATCCGCTCGATGACGGCTTCCTGCTCGGCCGTGAGACCGCTGGACGGGGTGCTCGGGTCGACCATGGGCATGCGTCCGCCCAGAGCCGGCAAAGCGGTGATTTCCTTCACGACGGACGCCGCATCGGACATGTGGCGGGTGATGTAGTGATCGCGCAGCGGCTTCACCCCGACGCGGCCGGCTTTGATCGCGCCATCCACGAAGTCGGTGGCGGCCTTGCGCGCCGTGTCGTCCGTGAGGGCGTTGAGGCGGTTGGTTACGTTGGTGAGCTCGGCCTGCAGCTCGACGATGGTCTTGCCGTCGCCGCCGGCCGCCATCGTGCCGATCGCAGCCACGATGGCCTCGACGCTGGCGCCTTCCGTCAGGCCCGCGGCCTTGCCGATCGGGGCGAGCTGGGCCTGGAGCGCCGTCTGGTGCTGGCCCTGCGCCTGGTGCATCGTGGTCACTGCCGCGACCAGGTTGTCCTCGCTCGTGGTCTCGGGGAGGCCCAGGGCCTCAAGAATACGCTTGAGCAGCGTCATGTCGTTCTCCTGGTGAAGGGTGGTGAGGCCCTTGAGGTTGGGCTTGTTGACAAGGCTGGCCCTCAGGATCGCGACGATGGCGCCGGACTTGTCGTGGGCGATCACCGGGGAAATTCCCCGGTAGGCGCGACCGGCGACCAGGCGCTTTCCGTCTTCGGTCCACTCCACTTTTCCCCAGATGCCATCTGCCCGGCTCTGCAGCTCGACGATCCAGCCCATGGCCGGGGCGGAGAGCCCCTGTGGCGCGGCCAGATCGGTCGAGTGGTTTTCATCAAGCACCAGGCGCTCGCCCGCCTGCAGCGAGGCGGTGACGAGGGCCTGCGCATCGGTGAGGCGATAGGGTCCACGGCCATCAGCGGTGCGGATCACCGCGCCGGCAGGCAGAAGGTGAACCCAGGCCGGGGCCTCGCCGGAGGTCGGCAGATTGAGGGCCGAACACATGGCGAGGTTGGGGGCCAGGCCCTGGGCAAATTCAGACCCGCCAGCGGCGGAACCGACAGCATGAAGGGAATAGAGGAGTTGATTGACGCTCTTGTCCATGCCGGCGACACTGCCAGCACGTCAAAGAGGCTTACGCCCCGGAAACGCTTCCGGTGACCTGGACTACTTACACCAGGGAAGACGCCGGCCGCCCCAGACGCGTGCCAGGCCCTCGGCCACCAGCACGTCGCCGACATCGCGGCCCTGCGCAGCGACCAGTGCCAGCGTTCGGCCGTACTTGTCCAGCCCCCGCCGCTCTATGGCGATGTCCTGTCCGACGAGGAGCTCCAGGAGACGGCCGGTCGCCCGCTGGGCCAGGCGGCGTTCAGCGCTGCAGCGCGGCGTCGAAAGCTCGGGCGTGTCGATATTGGCGATGCGGAACTTTTCGCCGCCGAGCCAGAAGGTATCCCCATCAACCACGCAATTGTCGCGCGGCCCTTCCGGGCAAAAGCCGGAGACGACATTGCTCGGCTGATCGGCGGAAATGGGCGCCCCGGGCAAGATCAGGAGCGCCGCCGCAAAGAAAAATGCCGCCACTTGCCGGTGCATCGCCATCCCCGCTTTTTCGAAGCCGTTTCGAAGCCCCTCAAAGGGCCGCAGACGGCTCCTGATCGCTTCCGGCGGGGGAAATGTCCAGATGCGGCGTTTGCTTATGCAGCGGTCGTTAAACGCGGCTCGACCTCGCTACAAACTATTTTTCGGTCGCGGCGCTGTCCCCGCGCAGCCGCTGCCAGTCCAGGCCGACATTGCCCGAAAACCCATCGTCCGGTGGATTGGCCAGGCGCGGGTCATCGTCCGCGGTCACCTCCCAGCCATAGCGCAACAGGTCGCGGTCGGTGACGATGACGATATCGCAGCGGCAGTTGAAGCCGTTGGGCGGCCAATGGGTCAGCCAGAACCAGTGATCGACAGGCAGGATGATGCCGTGCCAGGCGGCATGCGCCGGCCGCACGCGCTCATCGTCCGCGGTGACGTAGCGGAAATAGTAGCGCCGCCCAGGGCTCGCCCGCTGCAGGCGCTGGCCCTGTTCCCAGCGGCCGGCCGCCCGCGCGCCGAAGGCCTCCATCCGCCAGATGAGGCGTGAGTGCCAGCCCGGATCGCCGGCCGAGGTCCAGCCGTAGCGCTCTGCAATGGCATCGTACTGGTCGCGGAAATCGGCGACGGTGCCGCCAGCCTCGAAGATCTCGACGATCGCGGCGACCATGTCCCGGCGCATGGCATCCATCTGGCGGTCAATGGCGGCGTCGGCCGCGGCGGTGGCGCCGCGCATGACCGCGGCCCAATCCGATTCGGAGAGCCCGAGGCGATGGCGCAGGTAGTCGATGGCTTCCTGGAAGGGAAGCGGCCGGAGCTCAACCGCCGGCATCGACGCGCCCCGCGAGCTCCGCCAGCGCCAGCGCCCGGGCCATCAAGCCCTTGAGCTCGGTGGGAGCCAGACCAGGCCAGCGCGCGCGAATGGCGGCATCGCGGTCCTCGGCCGTCGCGGTGGCCGCAACGATCCCGGCAATGGCGTCCAGCAAGGCGGCCTCAGCGGCGGCCGCCAGCCCGTTTGCCTCCTGGGCGATGGCGCCGGCATCAGGAATGACCCGGGCCGCATGCATCGCCGGCGGCGTCTCGGGCTCCGGCGCCGGCTCGCCCGGCTTGTCCTGGCCGGGGGGCGAGGCGCTAGCAGGCTGGCCCAGCAGCTCGTCACCCTTCTGGGGCTCGGGCACGCCGATGATGTCGCGCATGGTGGACTGGGACACACGCAGGCCCAGGGGAACGAGCCTGGCCACGGAATTGACCGTGAGCTCCACATCCTTTTCCTCGCTGCGGCCGATCTTGAGGCGCGGAAACGCCACGCCGGCCCCGCGCTCGAGGAGCACCCACGGCCGGATGAGGTCACGGTTGATAACGGCCGCCAGGGCCTTGGCGTCGGCCCGCTCGATGTCTTCCTGGACCTGCCGATGTTCCTTGCCCACGGCATGCCCGCCGGCAATGGCGTCGGTGGTGGCGGTCTGGCCCAGCACGGCCTTGCTCACCTGCTGGTCGAGCCAGTTGGCGCGCTGCAGGTAAAGGTCGCCGGACGCGGTGGTGCTGGCGGCCGAGGCGCTTTCGAACTCGATCACCATGGACTCGGGGATAATGGCCGCGCAGTCGCCGGCGATGTTGGCCACCGCCTGGAACAGGGTGTCCTTTTCCTTCTGGCTGGCCCCCGAGCCATATTTGCCGATGCGGATGGGCTGGCCGTAGTTCTGGATGAAGATGGCCCAATCCCGGTTGGCGAAGGCCTTGAACATCCAGGCCCAGGTAACGACCCGAGCCAGGCCCGAACGCAGCGGCAGGCCGGACTTGGCCTTGATATTGGCACAGATGAACTTGCCGCCCGGCAGCGGCTCCAGCTCGCCGCCTTCCCCGATGAGCATTGGCGTGGTGAGGTCGTGGCGATCGGCCTTGAACCATGCCGGGTTACGCCATTCCAAGCGCTGGGGGAGCCACTGGCCTTCCGAAGTGTCCCAGATGATCTCGGTAAAGGAGACGCCCTTGCCGATGGCATCGAGCATATCGAAGAGCTCGTCCTGCAGCTCGTCGCGCTGCAGCCAGTCGCGCACCATGTCGGCGAGCTCGACATCGCCGGCATCCTCGCTCGCGGCCTCTACGGTGACCTCCAACTGGCTGACGGCGCGCCGCCGCGTTCCGAGCACGCCCAGGTAATGCAGGTCCCGCTCCTCGATCACCTCGGCGAGCTCAAGCTGCCGCTGGGGATTGCCCTGGTCGGCATCGCGCAGGATCGTGGCCAGCCGCACGGGGTTGAGGCCGTCCCCCGGTGTGCCCGACAGCGGCGAGCGGACGCCCGTGAGGGAGGGACCGGCAATCTCCTGGGTGAGGACCTTCTTCTCGATGGGCCGGCCCCGGTGGTCGACCAGGGCTTTGTAGAACTCTGCCATTTCCTAGAACACGCTCCCTCTGAGCACGGCGCCGAGTGGCGGCTGGAAGGGGTCGCGCAACGCATCCTCCTCCCGCGCCGGTCTTTCCTTCGGGCCCGATTGGTCCGCGTCCTGCGGCTTGACCGCCTGATAGTCGTATTCGACCGCGCCCTGGCTGGTAGCGAACCAGAACATGAGGCCGGCAATGGCGGAGTCCCCGTGCCGCTCCAGGCCGTCCTCGCCCTTGAAGCGCATATCGTCAGGAACCTTGATGATGCCGTTGACATAGGCGAGCGCCTGGTGGTCGCGCAGCACGTCCGCGTCGCGCGGCAGCAACATGGTGCGGTCGCCGATCGCCTCGACATAAGGCACCGAATTGATGCGGTACCACTCGGCCGAGGCCTTGACCTCCAGCACCCGGGCGCCGAAGCGCTGGCGGGCGACTTCGGCGATATAAGCGCCGTTGCCGTTGGCGTCGCACGCCCCGCCCGAGAAACGCGGCAGGCGCTCGATGAGGTAGAACAGCACGTCGCGCTGGGTTTCGAACGGGACGTTGCGCAGCTCGACCAGGAGCCGGGATCTGCGCGTCAGGTTGCGCTCCTCGGCGCCGATCAGGATGGCGGTGGCATCGCCCTTGCGGGCAAAGTCTTCGCCGAAATAATGCGGCCGGTCGGGATCGAGCTTGGCCAGAAGCGGCAGGAGGTGCTTTTCGCACCAGTCCCGCGTCTCGACCTTGCGGATGTGCTCGGGCATGTCGCGGAAGGCGTCGGGCAGCACCCAGCGGACAATCGGGACGTGATCGATCATGCAGGCTTCGATTTGCACCCGGGTCAGCGCCGCGCCTTCCTGCTCGGCTGGGATGCAATCGAGCTCCTGGCGCATCGCCGCCTCGCGCACGCCATAGGAGGAGCGGATTTTCCTTTCCCAGGCCGCCTTGCCCTCGGGCGTCGGGATGCGCCCCGTGACCAGGCACGTGCGCTCATAGAGCCCGTTTTGAACGGCCTTCGAAAACGGAATGAAGTGCTGGCTATAGGGCGGGTTGCTGGTCGCCTTCACCTGTCGGATCAGTTCGTTGAACGGGTTCAGCACCCCGTTGTGGGTGGAGATAATGCGGATTTTGCCGCCCCAGATGAGCAGCGCGTTGACCGCATCGAGCACCAGAGCCACGTCCTTGTGGAACGCGGCTTCATCGATACAGACAGCCCCCTGCAGGCCGCGGATGTTGTCGGGTCGAGAAGACAGGGCTTCGACACGAAAACCCGAGGCGAACTGGCAGCGCAGCGAAGGGATGTTGTTGACGGTGCCGTCCGCGCGCTGGTCGAGGAAAACCGTCTCCTCGACCGCCACCAGTTCCTTGGCGACCGTGCGGGCGAAGTGGGCGACGTAGCCGATGAACTCGCGGCCCTTATCGCGTGTGTCGCCGATATAGAAACAGTTCATGCCGCCGGCCGAACGCCGCGCCATGGCGATCAGCGTCATGTCGAGCGCTTCGGCAAAGGTGATGCCTGTCCGGCGCCCTTTCTCCCCCAGCTTCAAGTCCGAGGTGTCTGCGATCCACTCGGCCTGGTGAGCCATTAGGATGCCCTCGGCCAGAGGGTCCAGGTCCTCGGGAATCTGGCCGCCATGCGTCAGCTCCTCGGGAAGCTGCTCGGGGACGCGCGGCAAGACCGGGTCGGTGAAGCGCATTTCGGGCAAGGGCGTCGTCACGGCTGGCGCCCCGTGCCCTGACAATGCGGGCACTTTCTGTCGAGGTCAAAGACCATCGAGGAGACCGAACGATTGCGGCGGCGGTAGACGCGCTTGAGCACCAGGCCGATGCCGGCACATTTCGGGCAGGACTGCGGCCCGGCAACTTTCTGCTCGACCGGGCGCCTTATGGTCACCTTGACCTTTGCATCGTTCATGTCGACGAACTCCGGGCTTTGCCCAGGCGCCGTTCGGCCCTGGCTTGCATCCTTTCAAGCGGCGAGAGCGGCAGCCCTCGCATCGAGGGGGCACGGCCGTCGCCATAACGCTCCAGGTACTGGCGCGCCGCCGCTCCCCAGACCTTGCGACCCCAGCTCGTCCCGGCGAAGTCCCATGGCCGGGCCGCGCGCAGCGCACGCCTCCGGGCTTTCAGGTCGGCGTCGGCCGGCAGGGCCGCATCCACACTGGCGATGATCTGGTCCGCACGCTGACGCCAGCTCATTTGTCGGTATCCAGCTTGAGCGCGTCGCCATCCTTCCTCGGCCGCACTCCAAGGAAATCCCGGCGCATCTGGGCAATGCGCTCGGCAGAAACGCCGGCCTCCTGGGCGACCACGGCGGCTTTCTCGATGGCGTCCTCGGCCGAAGCGTCGATGGCGGCCTGGAGCTTGGTGCGGTGCGCGTCGGACAAGCGCGATGTCGCCACTAGGGATTGCACCGCCCGCGCCATTTCCATGGCCTGTTTGGGCGAGAAGCCGGCTTCGCCACCGCGGTCGATGATCTCGAACACCAGCGTCTTGAGGCTTTCGACCACCATCACGGTCATGTCCTCGCTGGCCAGGCCATCCAGGCGCTGCGCGAGGTTGGACGATATCGCCCGCGTCTCCTCGAGCCGTCTGGCGAGAACCGCCTGGCGCACCGAGTAACGGTGGAAAGACGAGAAGGCGGGGATGTCGAAGGCCAGCCCCTGTTCCCCCTGCAGGGCAATCAGCTTGTCCCGGAACTCGGCATAGATGTCGGTGAGCGTGCGATTGCGGGCCGAGAGCTCCTGGGCCGCCCACACGATGATGTCGCCGGCCTCGGGCGGCAGCAGATCGACCGACGAGAGCCGGCCACGTCCCCGCTTTTCCATCGGTTCACTCCCCCGGGCGCGACGGGCGCTTGACGCCCTCGATGGCGATTTCCCGCTGCAGGTGCCGGTGGCCTTTTTCGGTCAGCGTGGCGACCATGATGGTGCCTGCCGGCCGGCAGGTGACGGCGCCCATTTCGGCCAGCCATTCGAACTCGCCGTGCAGCCAGGCGCGCGGCCGGCGGATGCCGAACACTTCCAGCTCGGGTGCCATGAGGTCGGAGTTGAGGGTTTCGTCAGGCTGCGCGGCCAGGGCCTTGAGGATGACGAGCCGGGCCTGCTCCCGGATGAGGCTATCCATGTCGACCATCAGCGTTCACCTCGAAGCAAGAGCTCCTGCATGCGTTCGGAAATTGCGGCGACGGGCTTCAGGCGCTCGTCGAGCGTCGAGAGCCGCCCGTTGAGCTCGGCGATAGAAATTTCCAGGCGGTGGGTGGCGTCCCGGTCAGGCAGGTGGCGCATTTCGCTCTCGATGGTGCTCACCCGACGGTCCATCGCCTCGACCTTGTCGTTGGTCTTTGCCAGGGCGTCGGCGTTCTTCTTGGCGGGGCTCTGCAGGAGCGACCACAGCGCCCCGCCCAGGGAGACCATGGAGAGCAGCAACGGCACCCAGGCGCGCAATGCGTCTTCCATCACTCGGCGCCCCCCTTACGCGAGAACAGCCCGCCGAAGCCGTTGCGCACGATTTCGAGGACGGTGTGGCCGCCCATGTGAAGGCCGAGATAGAGGGTCGTAAGGGTAAGGAGCTGGGGCACGTCCGGAGCCGGAAGGCCCCCGAACTCGCCGGCCAGGCGCAGGCCGGCATTGGCTACATGGACGAGAACCAGCGTCCAGGCCCAGATGACCATGAGGAACCATTGCCAGGCGTAGAGCCACGACCAGGTCCAGGTCGGCTTGTCGGCATCAAGAGGAGCCAGCAGCAGCTCGTTGGTCTTTGCCTGCTGTTCGTTGCCGGCGCGCTGGAGCTCGGCCTGGGCGAGGATGAGCTGGTCCATGCGCGCTTCGGCCTGCGCCACCCGCTCGGCGACCACGGGGCCGCCGGGCAACACCGCATCCTCGATGGCCGTGCGCGTCGGCTGGACGCCGAAGGCCTCCGCCAGCGCCTCGATGGCCACGCGCGAAAGGTCGCCCGCATCCTTGCCGAACTTGTTGGAAATAATGGTCGCCAGGATCGGCGCACCCAGGCTGAGGAGAACCTGTTCAAGCTGCATGGGCGAGCTCTCCGGCCTTGTCGGCAAAGGCCTTGGCCTGGTCGCGGTTGACGGTCGTGCGCCAGACCAGGAAGAGGGCAAGCCCGATGAGGCCAGCCCCGAGGCCGACCATGAACCAGTCGGCTAGGTGGCCGCCGACCAGGGCACCGGCGCCGGCCGGCGCCGACCCGCTGGCGGCGGTTGCCTGGCGCACCGCCACCTTGCCCTTGCGGTTCGCTTCTTCCTCCAGGTGCGCGACCACCACGGGATTGTCGTTGGCAGCGGCGAGCGCGAAGGCCACTGCCGTGGCCTGGATGTCGGCAATGCGGTTGCTCCAGCCGCGCCCGAATGTCTTCCAGTTCGAGAGCCCTTGGACGAAGCCCAGCCGCCTGGCGCAGATGCCCTTGATGGTCTTGACGTGGTCGTTCTTCGGATCGAGCGAGGCGAGCAGCCACTTGCGGGCACGGCTCACTCCGGAATTGACCGCGGCGTCATAGGTGGCGAGGTCGACGCCCGGCACGAGGCCCTCGCAACGCGCCGCCGTCCAGTAGTCATCGAAAAAGAGCTGGGTGGCCTCGGCCCTGGTGATGGTGGCGACCGGTCGGCGGGGATAGCCACGCATGTCGTTCCACTGGTCGAACGGCGGCTGGGTGATGCCGTATTTGGTCTTGCCGCCCCGGTCCTCGGGATGATCGGACCAGTCGCCTTCCCACTTGGCGGTGACGGGATGGGACTTGAGGAACTTCGGAGACGGCGCGACCAT